TATGACCACTACCAGACGAAAAGTTATGCTTACCTTCTAAAAGTTCTCCTTTAAAGGTGTTGCATATAGCTGATGATATTGCCATTTTATATCTCCTTTTATGGTTGTTGCGAATTTAGAGGAAAACGAACAACACCATCATAGTATTCATCTCGTCTTCTTCTGCCTTGTTGTTCAAGTTGCAAGCCTTGTAATGCTTGTTGATAGCCTTGTTCATAATATTGAAGCATATTGTCTGGACCTTTAAGAAACCTAAATGCCTCTACAAGACAGGCATAAAGTAAAACTTTCGGTGCGTTTGTACTCACCCACGTAGTTGTGTTTGAGCTCGACAATCCGTCTTCTTGCTTATTCAAAGCTAATTCTATATTATATGCAGTATTTGGCGTAGGCGCAAGATATATTGTGTCTTGATCCCACATTGCATAATATTTTGATTGAGCAGTTGTGTCACGATTTGGCCAATACTCATTCATAAAAGTTATGTCTTTTTGATATAAATAGTATCTCACTGGGTCAGCTGGATCATAAATTTGTGCCGATCTAATAAAAGCTAATTGACCTAGATTTGCACCTGGAAGTGATACAAAAGGAACACCTTGTGTAAGAGTAGCATATTGATACGATCTAAAAATATCTAAATCAACATCTCTAAAAATTCTTTTTTCAGCGTGTTCTATAAAATCATTAACAATTGTGTCTGTTAAAACTGAACTATCAGTTTCAGTATAATCTCGTATTTGTGTTACTAATTCTGAATATGTTGTCATGATATTACCACCTCTATTTTACCTAATTGAGTATTAATTTTTACATCTTGATTTCTATCTTCTGGTTGCATAGTGTTAACTATTACATTTTCAAAAGCACCTGGTGCTGGTATCGGATTAAACTGACTTACTGTTTGTGTTTTAACACCAAAAATATTTGTTGCACTTAAATTTCCACCAAGAGCAACTGTAGCACCTATTATTTGTGGTTTAGCATACTGCAGTGATTGTGGATCTGTTGGATGATATTTTGGTTCTAGTTGAGGTTGTTTTGGTTCAAACTCACTTATGTGAACCCATGATCCGTTCCACTCTTGCACCATTTCATTATATGGAAAAGCTAAACCTGAACGATCTGAAATTCGTTTTGCAAATTTTCCTGTTGCGTATCTCGGCATTATGTTCCTGAAGGATAATAAGATTGAGGAGTAAGATAAATACTAGTTCTTTCTCCGTCTTCGTCTGCTGCTCTTTTAAATTCATCTTCATATAAAAGTTTTAATGCTTGCATTCTTTCTGGTGCTTTTTTCATTGATATGTAATAAGCCAAGCCTGCATTTAAACATGGAAGAAATCGAAAAGGAACCTCAGCGTTGTTCGTATAATCGCCAGCATCAGACATTCGAACAAGAGCATAGTATATTAGAGTGTACGCTTGGTCGGCTGCAGGATATAGATATAGTGTTGGGTTTATCGTACGTTCAAAATAGTATTGAGTTGGTCTTCCGCTGGTCGTTTTGACTGTGTAATTCCAGTATTGAGCTCTACTAATTGTATTCGTAGAATAATCATTATTACTTGAATCTCTTATTATAACATCTGTGATATCTATAATTTGAGCGCTATCTCCAGCATTAGACCCAAACAAACTTGAACCTGTTAAATTTGTTGTATTAGCAGGTAATGTTTTTTCTTGTTTTTTTACAGTCCAAAGATTTACTCCTCTATTGGCCCATTCAGCCAGCATTAAATTTAATGAACGTCTTGCGGTCGTAATATCGTAACCAGTACGAATTTGTAGACCGCAACGTTCAAATGCTTCTGATATGATATCATCAATACTCAAATCAAAATTTGCTGTTGAAGCGTAAGTTGGCATTAGCCTCTCTTCTTACCTTTTTTAGCTTTTTTCTTTTTGCCTTTCATGACTTTACCGCCACCTTTCATAGGTTTAGCGCCCATAGCCAAAGCTTTTCTAGGTGAAACATTCATCATGCCTCCACCAGCCATTTTCTTTTTAGCTTTCATAGCACCGCCGCCAGCTTTTCTGACAACACTACCACCACGTTTCATTGCTTGTTTTTTCTTAGCTGCCATTCCACCGCCAGCCATTTTCTTTTTACCCATCATGTTGACCTCCGAATATTCGTCTATAGGTTTTTTGTCTTGATACTACAACGTCTTGATAGTACCCTCTGGGCCACAACTTATAGTAGCCAGATTTATGTAGTTTATCAGAAGCTTCTTGTAATAGCGAGAACTTTTGTGCCAGCATCATAGAATACATAAGATCACTTTCGACAATTGGCATCTCTCCTGTCGGTGTAACAAGAAATTCCTGCTCTTCTTCATTAGCGGGATTATGAGGGTGAAAACCCATAAAATAAATATCTTTTTTATTATACCATTCATTATAGGCATCCACTATGTCCTGAAAACCATCAGGTGTATAACTATAATAGGGATCACAAAAAATCAATATTTCATGAACATCAAAGTTTAATTGTCTTAAATGTTGGTTTAATTCTGTTTTATACCACTTCTGTTTTCTTTTGACCTCTACAAGAACTTTATTATCATTCCATGTTTTTCTTGCAAAAGGACAAGCAGGCATACCTCCCAAATGTTTATTAGGAACCTCTAAAAAATGCTCTGACCACTTACGTACGTCTTGTTTTATTTCCTCTTCTAATGGCATCTTTACCTTTCTTAAATATACTAGCCACTTGTGATTTACCCATCACTTTAGCTCTTTGTTCTCCAACGGTTAAAATTTGAATTTTTCTAGCAAAAGATTTTTTAACTTTTTTAACTTTTGCCACTGTTCTCCTAGCATCAGAAGGAGTAGCAAACTTGATAGACACAGTATCACGTGGATTTTCGTCCGTGTAGAGACGTCGTCCACTACCTTTTGGTTTTTTGCCAGTACCTTTTTTGGGATCTTTAGAAGACACCTTTAAAATCAAAACCTTTTTGAGCTATCCCAGATCTTCTTTGATTTGTAATCAAACCACCTTGAGCAGCAAATGTTTTTACATTTGTTGGTTTACCACCAACACCTTGAGCTTTTGATCTTTTTCTTTTGACAGCTGATTTTCTTTGACTCTCTGTCATTCTAGCTGCTTTTGCAGCAGGAACACATTTTGGATACTTTCTTTTAGCATCAGCTTTTTGTTTAGAACGGCCACATTTTTTGAAACCACCGCCTTTTTTCTTGGCTCCAATATCAACCCAATCTTGCTCAAACCATTTTTTTAAACTCATGAATAAGATGTTTCTTTTCTTCTGTTACTTTTCACAGCACCACAAGCTCTTGCAATACCTCCATTATTAAATTTTGATATTTTTTTCCTGTCTTGTGAGATTTTGTTAAAATTAATTATCTCTCCGCCTTTTGCTTTACCAGCTGGTTTAGGTCCTTTAAAATCTTTTCTTTTAGTTCCGCTTGGATCTTTAATTTTACCTGCGCATATTTTAGAAGCATAGGCATTAGCGTATGCACTAGGATAAACTTTAAATTTTCTTTTAGCTGCTGCTTTACCTCTTGGACATAATTTAGTCATCCTTGACCCCTGTATTTGACAAACTGTCGTCTTTTGTTTTTGTTCTTTGGCCTACTGCGTGAAGAACGCCCTATACTAGTTCTTTTTTTAACTGGTGTAAAGTATTCGTTAGAAGGTGTTTTAGCCATTATTTACGCTCTATTATCTTTTTTATTTTTAGAACACCTTCTGAATCTGGTTCCAATTCTGCTTTAACTAAACCACATTCATAGCGTATAACATTTGATCTGCTATCAGATAAGTTGCGCTCACTTTCTCTCTTAACCTTGAGGCAGTGAGATAAACCATCTGTCTTCATGAACCCATCCATAGACCCGTTTACTATCATCATCATTGCGAAAACTGTCTCAACCACCATTGTATCTTACCTTATCTTTTAACGTTTCTACGTCCTTTTGTATTTTTTCAAACTGTGTCTGTAAAAAATCTATATTTATATTATTACTTTCAATAGACTGCACCTCTGTTTCCATGACCTCAAGTTGTCCTGCTATAAATTCTAACAACATATACTGTTCTTGATCTACAGGTGTCTGTTCAGCTTTTTTAAGTAAATCTGCCTCCATTAATTGTCTTGCAGTCTCAAGTTCTGTCAACCTTTGTGTTAAATCGCTGTAGGCAAATATTCCTATCCCTATGGCCATGATTAGGCCAATTAGGTTTCTCATGGGCATGCTGATCGCTGTGTTGTCTGATATTTTCATATTATTACATCTGTGATAAAGGATTTTCTAATGCAGATTTTATTCTTTTATCTATTTTTTCTTCTAGTTCAGTCATGGCTTGCTCCAACTTATCCGTTAATAATCGCATGTCTTCCTGAATGTCCTTCGTGGTATCTCTTAACTCCGAGCTGGTTTCTCTCGAATCTTCTTTAACCATTTGCTCTACATCATTAACAACTTTCTCAATACGTCTTACATCTTGTCTAAGGTCGTTTTTCAGTTCATTGGCAACATCACTCACTAAGCGGATTTCCGACATAATCATTTCCATCTCTTGCATAATCATGTTTACTTCTGTTTGTATGAGATCTGTTTTGCTATTCAATTCCTCTTTTGTTAAATCTATTCTTTTATCAAAGCCTGAGAGATCTGGTGCAACATACTCCTGAATCTGTTCTTTCATCGTTAGATAGTCCTTGTAAAATTCAAAGCCTCCCCACAAAGCACCACCTGCTGTTGTTAATGCCGTAAGTATGACAAATATCTTGCCTCCTTTAAATTTTATACCACCAGGTAATTCTACTTCTGCCATTGTGAATCTATCATATCATTAATCATGCCATCACTTCCAGCAAATAAATACCACTGCGCAATATTATTATTTTCTATCTTTGTATCTGGTATCATATAGTCTGTAAAAAAATCTTGACGATCCACTAATTGTTTTTGTGAATTAAAAAATGTTTTTGAATCACCTAAGACTTGCATAACAATTAAAGTTTTAAGTTGGTTTGTGCTATCGTATCTGCCTTTATCTCCCATCTTCTTGACAATTTTTTTAGCTGCTTTTTCTTTTTTAGACTCTAGCTTTTTTACAGGTTTCTCTTCGGCTTCACCCTTATCTTCTGGTTCTTCCATATCTTCTGGTTGATCTTCATCTGCCTCAGTCTCTTGAACGCTCTCTTCCGATTCAGACTCCTCTTCCGCATTTGTTTCAGACTCTGTAGAATCTTCTTCAGTAGACTCATCCATGGATTCTGACTCAGCTTCAGCTTTGGGTTGAGATTCTGGTTCTGGTTCTGGCTCATTTATTGACTCCTCCATTTCAGGTTCAGATTCTATTTCAGGCTCCATTGTATCTGGTTCTGAAGCAACTTCAATCTCTTCTGTCATTTCTGGCTCTGGTGCTGGCATTTCTAATTCTAATTCCATCTCCATTTCCATCTCTACTTCAACTGCAACAACCTCAACTTCTGGCATTTCTAATTCCATTTCAGGTAATTCCATTTCAAAACTAGGCATTTCTAATTCTAACTCAACAGTTTCATAAGAAACTTCTATGTCAGGTTCATCAAATTCTGGTTCAAAATAAACATCATCAGTAGGTGATTCAGGTAAAACAATATCATTGTGATCAAATATATTTTCTACAATATCTATAACATCTGTTTCTGTGCTACCACCATAAGCAACCCACATTTCTACAGATGTGATTGATTGTGTCACTATTGTGGACACTACATTGTACAATACGTTTATTTCAACATCATCAAAAAGCGGTCCAATTGCAAGGTTAATATCACGCCCCGAAATTTCTATTGTTAATTTTGTAATTGTACCTGAAAAATCAAAACCGCCTGTATATTCTTGATAACCACTAGTTACACCTGATTCTGATAATATGTCTGTGCCAGCAAATACACTCGTATTGCCGTCCTTTCCTGTGATATGCATAACAATACGATCTTGTGCATCTCTTTTATCAACCTTAATAGAATAGTTCGTTCTACCTCCGTTTTCGATGTCTAGTTCAGATATGTCTACTGTTTGTATAAAAGTCGTGCCCATTCCAGGCACTCCCATAGTAGACGTTGAATTACCCGATCCTGTAATCTGTGCGCACTTATCTGAACCTAATGCATAACAATTGTTTCCAGATGGCATGTTTGCAGGGCCTTGTCCACCCCAGTCCTGATCCATATCGCCTTCATATCTAGGTATGACATAGCCTGCATCTCCATCTAATATGTTACCTGAGTCTTCGTTTATTACTGTAATTGTAGTAGTATCTGTGGTCGTTGTTGTAGTTACCGTATGACCATCAGCTTCGTATTCTATTGACTCTGTTTCTGTTATTACGATTGTTTCTTCTACTCCAGGTGTACAAACCCCAGAAGCAGTTATTGGACACTCAGCTCTAAGGGAAGAACATAACGATGCCAGAATGCAAAACCATAGCACCAATAACAAATTTGATAAATTTTGATCCATCGCTTTCGACTCCTTCTTGAACTTTTATTTTAACTAATTCATCATTCCATTTTGCATAGATAACACTACCCTCTGGTATTAAATCCATATTAGCTTTCCATCCTTGTTCTGCTTCACTGGCTATGGCACCAAAATATGGGCATGGAGTGCCTGCCATAATCATCGCATCCCAAGCACGTGGGTCTTGACACAACGTGCTTACAGCCGCAACTTTCATACCACTTAAATATAAATTTTTGCTAATTTTCAAAAGCGCACACAGCTCATCGTCAACAACTTTTGCTCCAGCAATACCAAGTATTTGAGTTTGCACAGCTGCGCTTGCTGAAACTTTACATATGTCTGAATTATTCATTACAACACTTGGTGCCGATGCAGTTGGCGGGGTCGAATTCGTCACCACCGTCGAAGACACAGTGTTCGTTTCAGCAAAAACTTGTGTTGTAACAAATAGAAATATTATGATTAATCTTAACACTTCCAACGTCTCCTAGCTTGTCTTAGCCTAGAGTTTGGATCTTTAGCTGCTTTAGGAAACTTTTTCATTTGACCTGCACTTCTTGCACAAAATGACTTACGTCTTTTTGCGTCTTTTGAACCTTTTTTAACTTTACCTGTTACAGCTGTTTTTAATTTTGAACCTGGATTGTCACGACGATATTTCGCAACACCAGCTTTTGTCATTCCCGCCCCAGACTTTGTGGAGCGGAAATATTTTTTAGTCCTAGGTGGCTGTTTATCCTTAGCCATGTAGGAAAGTTATTGACGTAATGTTCGTTAACGTAGCATGACAGTCTGTTTCAAATCTCATACCTTCATCATTAAAATCAATATTTTGTGTAAGCGTTGCACCTGCTGGTGTAGCCATTTCAAATAAAGTAGTGCCACTTGCACCACCATTTTTTAAAACAACAGAACCTGCTGAACCTGCGCCTACTAAATATAATTTAACAAGTCTTGTAGGACCAGAAGTTACTGAGCCTGTGCCCGTTAAGGTTTTAGATTTAAGACCAAACATTAGCTTAAGTTGTTATTTTGCATGTAAAGCACGGTAACGGTAGCAGCACCTGTTGTGCCGTCTCCATTAGCTGCTGTAAATGTTGCAGTAACTTGTTGATCAGTTGTACCGATATCAGTTCCATCAGTTTGAATTGTACCTCTAGTTGTAGCTAAAGATTTTACATTCGTAGCTGGTAGATATTCATCAGTATCACCTGAATGTCCCACTTGCACTGTAGCTGTTCCACCATCATTAGATACAGTTGTAACATTTAAAATTACATCTACAATCTGTGAGTTAGCAGGAATAGTACCTACTGTAGTTGTGTTAGTAGCACCAATAATATCTATTACTGCTGATTGAGCCATTAACGCAAACCCAGTGTTTGCAATATCAGTACCTACTGTATTACCGCTCGTGTCTTTAATCGATCCTGCTTTAATAGGACCTGAAAATGTAGTTGTTCCCATGTCAACCTCCTTTGTTAGTTGTCGTTTAAGTCTTGGGAATTGTACTTTAAAATAAAAAAGGCGGTCTTGCAACCGCCTTCTCTACCTAAGAAAGATTTAGTAAATTATGAACCTTGTGATCCAAATACACATCTAGGGTCTGAAAATCCAAAGCTGTATCTTTCACGTGCTTTGTATCTCATGTTTCCTGTGTCAAAGTCACCTTCCATACCAGTTGTAAGTGGTGCTCTAACAAAGTGTTTGAAACCATTTGGAGCATCAGTTTTCACAAAATATGCATCTGTATCGTTTAGATAATGGTTAATAGTATAACCATCAGGTAGCATACCCATGTTTCTCATCGCATTGATGTCATTGTCAGCAGTACCGACTCTGAGGGTAGAATTTAATATTCTATCAGCTACAAATTGAATGTTTACTGGGATAATTAATTTTCTTCCCTGCATTGCAATTTTTAGTCCTCTTTCATCGATGAAGCCAGCAATATCAATCATCATTTGCTCGAGTGATGCTTCGTTAAGGTCTGCATTCGTTGCAAGTTGGTTAGAGAAATTTCCACCCAAAGATGTTGGGTGAGCTGTGTTTACTAATGAAACACCATCTCCACCTGCAGTTGTGAATGCATTGTTTAAAATATTAGCGCCCTTGACTTGCTTTGTGTAAGCCATGGATCTTGCTAATGATCTTGTATAACGAGCAGATAAAGTGTCGTAAAGATTGTCTTCGACGGCTTCCTCAGTTAAACTAAATGCAAGTGCAATAGTTTCGTGAGTGTATCTACTTGTAAAACTTTCTTTTGCAGTGTCAA